TGTCTTTAGAACAGAAATGTCTCCTGTAACCTGTGGGATACCAATTTCGTAGCCAACCGGCTTTCCAAGTCCACCCATCTCTAGGATTTCCTCGGTCTGGAAGGCCACACGAATTGATGCGCTCTGTACTCTCGGAATACTATTTACTGAGATTGTAACTGGAACATACTTGCCTTGGATAGCAGCAGGAGATGAATCATCAAGAGCCTCAAAAACTGATGTAGTAGATGGTGCGCAGTAAGTTACCCAAACTGTATCCGATAGCCCTGTGCTGCCAGATGAAACTCCGCCTGTATCAAGGAATGTAATTGTTGATCCTGCTACCGTAAAGTCTGTACCTTCATTAAGGTAGTTACCCTCATTCAGCGAAGATGTACGATAAGCATCAATGATATAGCCCGATGTTCTAGTAAGATAAGTTGGTGCTGTAGTAAGTACCATCTTAGCCCCACCAGAAATTGTAGTATTTGTCTCGTATACAACTGGCTGCTTGAACTCTTTCTTAGAGTTAGCACTGATTGTATATGAGGCAGTCGAATTCGCACGTACTCCGAATGAAAGGTCCATGCCTGTTACGATACCGCGCTTTACATAAAGAGCATTAACAATTTTCTGTGTACTCTGATCGCGGATTTGTCCGATTACGTCAACATTTTTAAGTTCAGTAATCGAGGCTCCCGATACAGGGTAGGTTCCACCTGTATAACCTGTTAGATGCGCGAATGTGTTGTGTGTTACGTCGAATGCTTCGACAGTAACTGTAACCTGTGGTGTCTCCTGTGTTTGTCCTACGTGCAGTTTACGGCCTAGTTCGTCAACATCTGTAGTTGGGAACGATGCGGGCCAATCAAATCTCTGAACACGCGCAACTGGTAGAAGTCCTTTAGGTGTAGCCAATAGTGGCTGTAAATCTCTAGAGTGTACTCTCGCTCTTCGTGCCATGTTTAAAATCACTCCTTCTTAGGGATAAATATTCATATAGTTTCCCTTTCCTTAACCGACACTAACGTTCTGCGCGTGTGACTGTCAGATCGTTAGACTAATAATAGTCTGCTTGTAGCGATGCCGTTACAATTCCTCTCCATCGTTTAATCTCTATATCCTGAAAGGATACTGGTAGAGAATCAAGAGAAATTGTTTCACTATCGGGACAATAGATAGTCCCAAGTACATTGCCACTTGGGTCTTTTACTTCAACAAAAAATTCGTCAAAGAAATCCCCAGTGTCATCCGCAATAGTATCAGCCCTCGCCTCAGTTTCCATGTAGCAGTCCACTTGGACCCTACGATAGAATGTTTTATTTGTTGTTTTACCCCGGCCCAATTGTGTCTCCACATATGAGGAGGGAAGAAAGAATATGGCAACAGCAGGGGGCTCAATATCTAATTCAGATTGATATCCTTTTCTAACTTGCCCAATATTCCATCCAAGTGTATTTAGTGTAGTTCCAAGAGCGTTAGCAACGGCTTCGCGCTCATAAAATCGTCTAGCGACAGATGCCATACTAACCTCCTATGCAAAACGTCCTGTTTTGAGATTACGAATTTTACTGCCTTTTCCGCGTACATCGTAACCGTAATCATATCTATCAATAGTTTCTTCCATATGGCTAGAGTAGAAACGCTCCCACTCTCGCTCTTGCTGCTGTGCATATGGGGATGCTGAAACATTATTTCTATTCCACTCGTCAACAAGTTCGTCAAATTGTATTCTCCATGCCTCTTCCATGAAAGACAACGTACTTTGCTCTATCATAGAACGAAAATGCGTAGCACGTATTGCAGGAGGTCCAGCGTTCCCGTATTCTAAAAATCTCCACTCTGGGTATGTACTACCCCAAGTAGCAACTCTGGCATTAAGAGTTTCATCGTACATACCAGCGGTACTAACTGGAATAGTATAGCCAATCATTCCCCCGCCTTCTTTTCGGCTTCGTCTTTTTATTTCTACTTGAACTACAGTACCGGCAACAATAGCCTCCCAGAAAGCACGCCTTCGTTCGGGACGTTTTTGGTTGTACATTTCTTGTCCTGTGTAGGGCAATTCAATTAGAGGGGGATTATTTTTACTAAACTCTGTTCTACTAGCAATCGCTGCTATTGCATGATAGTGCATACCCCGTACTAAATCTTCTACAGTACCTAGTTGTGCAATATCTGGTACTTCAGCGTATAATATCGAACCATTTGTACTAACATTAAGTTGTGGAATTATTACCGATGCAAAACCTTGACGCAGATGGTTAGCATACTGTCCCGGTATACCAGATACATCTATTGCGTTTTCTAACACACCTAAAATAATACTTGCCAGCCCACGTTCTATCTGGGCGCGAGCATAAAAATTAGAGTTACTAATAAGGTCTTCATATCCCATTACTCTATAATAAAATTCTTGCTGGGGATCAAATTCAACTCTTAATTTTGCAAGCGCCACCCATACTCACCTACTCGATTTCTTGTCCGAATCCTAGTATTGTATGCACATCTCTTGCAAGATCATTATATCCGTCAAGAATCGCTTTCTTAATAGGTCTTGGAATATCTCCATTGAATATCTTTTCAACAGCATCAAGAGTCAGCCTACAGTGCATCCGTTTACGAGTCTCGATTCCCTGTGCAATTTCTAAAAGTGCTATCCCATTTACCTTATTATGGATAAATGATTTACTACAATGTGGGCATATAACTTGGTTTGGTGTATAATTATCCATCTCCAATCCCTGTCCTTCCTTTATGCTTCTGGTTTGGTACCTACTGATTTACAGACTAGGCGTAAACGATTTACTGTAGGAGCCCCCATTGGATCAATAGCGGTGATAGTAACGTATTTATTATCTACACTTACTTTTCCCTCTGAGGAATTCATACAGCGCTGTGCTAGATCATGGTACATCGGATCAACTCCTAACGTACAATCACCGACGTAATATTTTCCGCCCGGTGTTGCTGTTATGCGTTCATCCGATGCCCAATGTACTCTAGCCAATACTTCAGTCTGCTCCAGAACAGTCATAAATCCAGAAAATGTTATGGGATTATAAAATCCGCTAGCCACAAACTCAGTATCCTGATTTGTTGGGGTATAGAAAATAACATTGCGCCCAATTTCTAATCGAGCGTTATCAATTCTAGATTTAATAAACTCTGGATCAATAGGCATTTACTTTTTCTCTCCTACACGATTTAGCAAGCGCTCAAAGTGCTTCCTACTTTCATCATAGTTGTATTCTGTAATTAACTTTTCGCGTGCAGAGGATGCCAACGCATCGGCTGCCATCGGGTTATCAAGAATCCATTGCCCCATATCAACAGCCTTCTCAACTTCGAAAGGGGTTGTAGACCACTGTGGGAATAGGATATCCTGCATTTCAAGTCTATTGGAGCCCCCAATTACAGGGACATTAAAGAATGCCGCTTCACCCTGAATCCTGCCGGGAGAATTCCTGTCAGCTAGGTTGATAACAAACTTGCATTGAGACAAGACTTCATAAAACTCTTCCATATTATTACGTTGATGTATGAAGACGTTATCGACTCTATCCGCCCAGTATGTGCAATAAGGCATCAACTGGTCCGGAATCGACAGGAAGACCCCGACAAGATTAGGATTATTCAATTGTAGTTTTCTAAATACCATCAGGTTGGATACGAAGTTCCTATCATTGTCCGCTGCACCGACACCTAGCCCAATAAATGTTTTTTCATTTGATCGAAAATGTCCGTATTGCTTCTCATAAGAGTCAACCGGAAATGGGAGGCCAACACGCTCGACTGGAATATGTGGCAACGCAGTCTGGTAAAACTGCCGCTCTTCCTCTGTTAGAGCCATCAAGCCATCTAGATATTGTAAATCAGCCAGATAAGCGTATTGTCTTACGGCATCAAGACGTGATATATGGGTAGATAGCGGGTGGTCATTCAAACCTATTTGAACAACGTGGGGGTAATTATCCCTAATCGTCTTAGTCCACCCTATTGCATCTAACCAAAGAGTTCGTATCACTGTTTCATAAAGACTTGCTTCTTCAATTCGTTGGATAAATGGTATCTTTAGAATATCCATCCAAACCCCGTTATCATATTGTCCATTGTTTGGTTTATCGCCATAGAATATTGCTAGTTTATCCATTGCCTTCTCCCTTACACATTACCTAACTTAAGTTTAGTTCCCCATTTACTCATAAAGTACTCATGAGTGCTATTATCAATCCCTAATCGCCCATTTGTTTGCGACACTAAGTGAATGTAGGTAGCGGTGGGACAACTTACAATTTTGTATCCTGCTTCCCTAGCCCTAAAAGCCAGATCAACTTCTTCCCTGTAACCCATGCCAAAATTCTCATCAAAGTAGCCTATCTTATCCAGCACTTCACGCTTGATAAACATACAACTACCCTCTACTGCCTTCTGCACTTCAACAGTAGTTACCTCATCCGAACGCTGTCCATAATGTTTGTGCCCTGTATTACCATCCGGCCCCACGTATATACCA